GCTGAATTAAGCATTTAGTACTCTCTCAAATTCTTCAACAAAATCGCCTATAAGTGCTGGATTAATAACATCTATAACTGACCTTGCATCGTTTTTATTTTTAATAAAATCTCTATTTGATTTATATACAATTTGACCACTTATATCATCAGCTACGGGCTGATATCCTCCGTTCGATATTAGTGGAGCTCCAACAGATGTATTCGTTGCAATGAATGATCGATCGCCTAAAGCATTTTGATTTAATTGATCTAAGTCAAAACTAGTAATTTGTGATTGTAGGTTTAAATTCCATTGTAACTCTGAATATATTGGCGTAATTTGCGATGCCTGTGTAGGTATTATGTCTGGAGATGTAACAGCTCTTTCTTCCGGATCACCTTCTAGATAATAAAACGCAGGAGCATCAGCATAATTAAATATTTTATCTGGCTTAAGTGTATTTAAAAAATCAGAACCTGATGTAAGAGTACGGGTTACACCTGTAGAGTCAGTCCATGTAGATTGAATATATTCGTTTGTTTTAAATGATCCACCTTGTATATTATTATCAATTGCTCCTGTTTGTGGATTACGTCCTTGAACTCCAGGTATTACATCATCTAGTACAACAATGTTTAAGTCTAAATCTTTTCTTATAATTCTACCGATAGCGCCTGATGACAATCCATATACAAATGCACCAAGCTGAAGCTTACCTGCAATTGAATTTTTAGTAGCAGATACGTTAGCTAATGATTCATTAGTTATAGTAGTAGGAGTAAATTGTAATGCTAATCCAGAATAATTTCTATTTAGGTGTTCTTTCATACCTTGTTCTGACATTGGCCAGGCCTGCAGACCATCATGTAAAAAATCATTAATAACAAAAAACGTCCAATAATAGTCAGTAGTGCCATATAATTTTTCAGATATTACATCAGGCCGCATTCCATCATGAATAGTAAATTTTTTATATAACGTAGAATCATTTAATAAACTAGATTGTGGCCTAACAGATCTAAATATATTAACCATTTGTTGCGTGGTTCCAGTACGATTAAAGTCATACATTAGTTTTGGAAATTGATTAAAAAATGGCATATATACTCCTAAAATATATCTCGTAATGATTTCAGTTTATCTTTAATCTTATCTTTAATACTATCAATTGACTCATCTACGCTTTCGCTGGCTCCTCCAGTATAATCTCCATCAGCATATAAATCATTTCTTGTATTTGCTTTCGTCTCTGTAAATGTTAACGACATATCGACTTCAGATGGCGCGCCATCTGCATGAAACATATTTGAACCAGCATTATATGTAGTAGTCATATTAGCTAAAAAACATTCTTGTATTATTGGCATAAATGTATTTTCTTCTTCTCCATGATAAAATTGAATTTTAAATGTTGGAGGATACTCTAGATATAAAGAATCTTTTACTGCTGGATATAAAGCAGCTCTAAATAAATTTTCGATTATTAATATCTGATTAGCTTCTTTGTCAGATTCAGCAACTAATTTAAATTGAAAATTAAATGATCTTACAGCAACATTATCAAATTGCAATACGGTATTCGGATTAAGTGCTTCACCAGCTTGTATTTTTTGTTTAGTAAAAACAGAAGCAGCACCAATTTCATTAAGCGCTTTACCTACAGCTTCTTTTGCAATTGTCGCTTTTTCATCTTTCGTTAACTCACCTAAACCTCTCTTTGGTCCGCCAATAATACCTAGATCGACATTACCGTAAGCTGCCCCATCAGGAACAGAAAAGCCGGGTGGCAAATACAAATAAACCTGAGGATTATTCGGCAACTCTCTTTTTATAAAGCTAAAAGAAACAAAGGGATAACCATTTTCGGCTTTTGCTCTAATAGTTTCCGGAAAGACATAAATTTTAGAATCAGACATACTATTTATCCTATAAATAAGAATACATTAACTACTATATCTTTATTTATATGGCTTATTCAGGTAGATACAAAATAAAAAAACCAGAAAAATATGTAGGTGATCCAAGTAAAGTTACGTATAGATCTTTATGGGAAAGACAAGCATTTAAATGGTGTGAGAATAATTCGAAGGTTGTTGCTTGGAACTCCGAAGAAGTTGTTGTGCCATACAAATATAAAGTCGATAAAAAGTATCATCGTTATTTTGTAGATCTACTTATTAAAATGGATAATGGTGACATTATACTTATAGAAATCAAACCAAAGAAAGAAACAGCCCCTCCTAAAAAACCTGCACGTCAGACTAAAAGATATATTAATGAGGTAACTACCTATATTAAAAATACTGATAAATGGAATGCTGCACAAAAATATGCAGAAGATCGTGGTTGGAAGTTTGAAGTCTGGACTGAAGATACTCTTAAGAGTCTTGGAATAAAATTAGTCGGTGGTCCTATAAAGAAGAAGAAAAAGTAGTATACCTCTGTCCTCCGGGGTAACTATATTATTATAACATACTTTCGTGTAAAAGTACACTATTATTGGATATAAATAAAGGTATGGCAAGTTTATTTGATACACTACAAGCGCAGGCATTTAGAGCTGGCATTAAAGCAAGAACTGATCAGTCTAAACTCTGGTTTCGAAAAAAAGTCGCTGAGCTTGGTGATGTTAATCCGCGTAAAGTTTTAAAAGACAAAGCCCTCGAACCAACCTCAAAAGAGTTAGCAGGTTCGATGTATATGTATTTTTATGATCCAAAACATAAAGCTACATTACCATATTATGATCGGTTCCCATTAGTAATTATGGTTGAGCCAGCACCAGGCGGATTTTATGGATTAAATTTACATTACCTAGCACCAGGTGTAAGAGCAAGATTTTTAGATGAACTAATGAAAACTGCACCAAATAAAATTGGTGAAAATTCTCGTCTTACAAAAATGCGATATGAATTATTAAAAGGTGTAAAAAAATATAAAGAGTTTCAACCTTGTTTTAAACATTACTTAACAAGTCAAATACAAGGTAAAATGGTAAGAGTTCCAATGACTGAATGGGAAATTGCTATCTTCTTACCAACAGAACAATTTAAGAAAGTTAAATCAGAAACCGTTTGGAGATATTCTCGCAAACAATATACAGGTAAATAAGAATGTCTACTATTGAAAAATTTAAAGCATTGGTTGGTAAGAAACAAGGATTAGCAAAAACTAACCGTTTTCTTGTTGTGTTTACACCTCCAACACAATCATTGCTTAATCTGGATCCTATGGCAATTGTTGGTAGATTAGCAAATGGTACATTTAATGCTAAAAATCTTATAAACGATCCGAGAGATATTGCGTTTTTAGTAGAATCGGCTCAAATGCCTGGACGTAATATTAACACACTTGATTTTCAGGCCGAAAAAGAAACAATTAAAATGCCGAATGGCTTTATCGATGACGATGTAACAATGACATTTCTATTAACTAATGACTTCTATGTAAAAGATATGATGGAAACATGGATGTCATCTATCGTCGACACAGAAAATTATAAGGTAGGATACAAAAAAGCTTATCAGACTGATATTACAATACAACAATTAAATGATTTTGATAAGAATGTATACGGTATAAGATTACAAAATGCATATCCTATCAATATTAGTGCTGTTACTTTAGATCAAACTGCAGAAAATACTATACAACGCATTACAGTAACATTTGCATATGATAGATATGTACCAGAGAATTTCTTAGAATCTGCGATATCGCAAGTTTTATCAATGATACCAGGCGACTTGGGAATAATGAAATTGCCGTCACAATTATCTACGGCAGGAAAGAAAATTTCAAAATTATTTTAATATTATTAGGAGAATATTATGGCTTTACCAACGTTGAATGCTGCGAAGTATAGAACAGTCATTCCATCGCTAAATCAGGAAATTGAATATAGACCTTATTTAGTAAAAGAAGAAAAGATTTTAATGATCGCTCTAGAATCAAAAGACTCAAATCAGATTTTAGGTGCACTTAAGGATGTTATTGTTAGTTGTGTATATAATGACATCGATGCAAATCAATTAACAATGTTTGACTTAGAAGCATTGTTTTTAAGATTAAGATCTAAGTCTGTTGGAGAAAAAACAGAAGTTAGAGCGAAATGCGATGAGTGTGAAACAGAAAACAAAACAGAAATATTATTTGATGATATTGAAATGCCTGTTGTTAAAAACTCAACTACTACTATTGAATTAACTAAAGATGTTGGTGTAGTAATGTCCTATCCTAAAATAGGAAATTTAGAAAAACAAGATAAGAATGTAGACGGTGTAGAAGGATTAACAGAAATTCTCATTGATTCTATTGATTCAATCTATGATGCTGATGATGTTTATCCAGCACAAGATTCGAAAAGAGAAGAGCTAAAAGAATTTATTGATTCTTTAAACAGCGATCAGTTTAGTAAGTTAACTGATTTCTTTACAGATTCACCTTCATTAAAATATGATTTACAATTTAAGTGTAAAAACTGTGGGAAAGATAATGATATCGAATTAAGAGGCCTTGACAATTTTTTTGGTTAGGCCTCTCTCACGATAGTTTATACAACCACTATAAGACCAACTTCGCGATGATGCAGCACCACGGCTATAGCTTAACAGAACTCGACAATATGGTTCCGTGGGAAAGGGAAATATATACTGCTTTATTGAAAAATTATATTGAAGAAGAAAACGAACGTTTAAAGCAACAAAAATAAAAAGGAGTAATTAAAGTGTCAGAAGAAGAAAAAGTATTTCATCCAGCCGATACAAATGGTGATGGTAAAGTAAGTGCAGCTGAAGAGGCATTATACTTAGAGTTTAAACGTAAAGAGTTAGAAGATGCAGATGCAATGCGTGATGCACAACGTAACATGACGTGGTTCGCCCTTGGTGGATTATTATTATATCCATTCGCTGTTGTTATTGCATCACTCGCTGGTTTAGATCAAGCCCAAGAAACATTAGGCGATATGGCACCTACGTATTTTGTAGCTGTTGCTGGTATTGTTGCTGCTTTCTTTGGTACACAAGCAATGAAAGGTAAGAAATAATGGATCCGGTAAACGCATGGGAAAGTCTATCATACTTTGACGGTATTTTATTTACTGTCTGGTTAGGTATTTTATATTA